AGGACAGGGAGCACACCACCGAACTTGAGGTGGCAGAATCCTGGCCGAGCCTTTACGGGCGCTATAGATCCTCCTGCCTCGCCTTCGCAAGGCTCTTTGCCAGTCGTCCGAGTCTTGTTTCCGGCGAACTTAGAGACTGGCAACGAGAGCTTGATGGATATGTCTCTGGACAGCCCGACGACAGATGTGTAAAATTTGTCGTCGATAAGACAGGCAACAATGGTAAGAGTTGGTTGATTAGGTATTGGTATTCAACCCGCTCTGATGTTCAACGTTTGTCTGTCGGCAAAAGAGATGATCTTGCTTTTGCAATCGATGTCAGTAAACGACTTTTTGTTTTCGACATTCCCAGGGGAAACATGGAGTTTCTCCAGTATGGAATCTTAGAACAGTTGAAGGATCAGATGATTTTTTCCCCAAAGTACGAGTCGGTGGGGAAAATTTTGCCTAAGCCTGTTCATGTGGTTGTGTTTAGTAATGAGGACCCTGACATTACTAAAATGACAATGGATAGATATACGTTTAAGATTTTAGATTAAATTATATCATGTTCTCGGAAATAACATTGACGAGTATGGCACTGCATTAGCTCAGCTGATGGAGTGCTCTGTGTCGTTAGTTTGTCGGTGCGGAACGCCCAGTAAACAAAGTAGACATTGCGATCCACGGGCCATCGCTCCTCTGCAACATTCGAGTCGAATCTCACTTGTGAGTTCAATGGATAGTACCGTTTTACGGAACCATAATAACTAATCATCGACAATCCACCGCCAGCATACGGGTTGGCGATGTTGCTTGTTGGTCGATTCAGAACCTGGGTCGGATCATCGTATACACCGGGGGAATTCTTTTGGAGGAGAATCTTCCCCTGGTCCATGATGATGTATGCCTCTGGATTAATCTGGAGCTGGTCCATGGTAAGTGAAGAGTCGGTAGGAACGAAATCTCTTGCAGGTTCCGTTATACTCTGTAACGATCGGTGTTTGAAAAACCCCGTGACTGGTAGGCCTGTACTGGTATCAGTAGCCGTTTGGTCTTCTTTGTTACAAAGAACAGCCCAACGGATGATCATTGGCGAACCACCATATTCACTGGCAACTTTGAATCGCCAGTCGAATGCTACGCCTGTTACATGTACAGCACCGCTATGTCTTGAATCTAACAGACGCACGTCTGCATTGTACGGAACGTCAATGAGCGCTCTTGCGTACAGTGTCTTGTCACTGAATGATGTAAAATTGGCTGTGTCGTACATTTTCATCTTGCGGCCAAGGTCAGTACCCGGTGGTGGTCCTAACAGCCGGTTTACTGCACCGTAGGGATTGAGTGTGGCACGTCGTCGTCCCGCGCGTGTCCTACCTCTGCCGCGTCCACCTACACGACCCATGCGTGCTCGCATGCGATTGGTCCTACGTCTACCGCGTCCTGCTACACGACCCGGTGTACGTCGACCAGTACGTGGTGTACGCGGTAATGCTCTGTTCCGAGCTGGAGTGAATAAACGTCGCGGAGTAAGCGTAGCCATGGTCGCGCGAGCGTTATGCACCAAGTCTTGACCTTCGTTAATTAAGGCTTGAACGTTTCGACGTGCTTGTCGAACTTGAGCCGATAACAAATTAAATCCGCCAACGGCAGCTGCACCAATTTGAATATTGCGTAAAGCTCTATTGGGTGTACGGTACGGAACCAATGCCATTTTTATGAGTACTGCGTGTACGGAACCAACCAGTGCAAGGGTATAGTATTACCCCTTGCACTTCGGATCTTGGATCAGTTCGGGTCATAAAAATGGGATCCTACGGAAAACGTTGGGTTTTCACTCTGAACAACTACACGCCCGAAGAAGAAGCCGCGCTTCAAGAACTCGACGATGAAGCTGTCGAATATTTGGTCTGCGGGCGAGAGATTGGTGAATCAGGAACCCCCCACCTCCAGGGTTTTATCGTTCTCCGAGAGCGAAAGCGACTCAACGGCGTCAAGTCTATCGTCGGACAGCGATGCCACTGCGAGCTTGCCCGAGGTACCAACGCCGAGGCCTCCAAGTATTGCAAGAAGGACGCCGACTACTTTGAGGTCGGCAACACCGATGTCGCTAACGTCGGACAGGGAAAGCGAAGCGACTGGGATGCTTTTAAGGAGTGGCTTAAGGACAGGGAGCACACCACCGAACTTGAGGTGGCAGAATCCTGGCCGAGCCTTTACGGGCGCTATAGATCCTCCTGCCTCGCCTTCGCAAGGCTCTTTG